TTGTCGCAGTCAGGAAGGACATGGGGGAAGACGGCTCCCTATCAATTGGTGCCATTAAGGACATACGAACCAGACTCGGTAAGAAGATCGATGGAATGAGCGGCCCTAGTGCCGATGCAGAGCTTCGTGGTGCCTATAAGAATCTTTATGGCAAGCTTACTGATAGCCTAGAGGCAGGTTCGATGGACTACGGAGACGGAGCGGCACAAGCTTTTTCTCGCGCTACAGGTTACAGCCGAGCCCTGAACGAACGACTTGGGCTGTTGAATGATGTTACTAAAAGCGACATACCGGAACGCATTTTTCAGACCGCCACTGGTAACACGAAGGATGGCGCGACAGTGCTTGCTGCGACGATGAAGAGCATCCCGCAAGATCAGAGAAAGGAAGTGGCTTCCGCCGTTCTCAGGAGGATGGGTCTCGCTAAGGCGGGTCAGCAAAACGCGAGCGGTGACGCCTTTTCGATGGAGACGTTTTTAACGAATTGGAATAGCATGTCGCCCCAGGCCAAGAATGCTCTGTTCAATGGCCTCGGTAATTCCGAATTACGTTCTAACATTGATGCGATTTCTCGCGTTGCCGGTAACGTGCGGGTTGGAGGCAAGGTTTTCTCTAATCCCTCCGGGACGGCACGCCAGACCGCCCTTATCGGCCTACTTGGCGGTAGTGGTATTGGTGGCCTAGCTTCTGGGAACGTCCCCCTCGCTGCGGGGGCTGCGGCCACTGTTGCGGGTGCCAATATCACGGCTCGCATGATGACAAATCCCGCCGCCGTGCGGTGGCTGGCAAAGTCCGCGCCCCAATATGGAACGAATAATCTGAATGCAGCAGTTCGCAATATGATGCAGGCCGCAAACGCGAGCGGTGACGCTGAATTTAAATCGATTGCCAAGGAACTGAATGATAAACAAAATTCTGCCACGCCCGGAAATAACCAGTCTGGTTCCGTAAAGGGATTAGAGAAGGTGACTCAGAATTGGGAGAAGAATACCGTAATACCATACTACAACGGAGCTCAGGCAAACTCTGGGACTCCAGCAAACTTCGATGTCAATTCGCACATTATGGATTCTGAGGGTGCTTCGGGAATCCAGGATGGACGCAATGAAATCTTTGGCTTCAGGGCCGGAGAGGGGACAGGTTACGATCAACTCCGTCGCATGGAACTAGCGAAGGGAAAGAACTCTCCCGAGGTTCGCGCCTTGGCTAGCAGCCTGCTTACTGCGAGAGCCGCAAGGGCTGGCGTGGACAGGTTCGAGAATCCAGGCGTCAAGGCTGCTGTAGCCACCTCTGCGCAGCTTCGCGGAGAAGGTGGGGCGCGCGCCATCATGGCGATGGCTGCCGGTATCCCCGTCAACTCAAAAGGCCTCGCGCAGCTACCCAGCGCGGCGGTGGACAAGATCAATTCCATGAGCCCCGAGGAATTTCAAACCGCATTCCGTCAGGCCAGGGAAAATTATGATCGTCGTTTTCTTTGGAATAATCCCGCAACCGTGGTGGTGAATGGGAAAACCAAGAGCGGCACTTGGGGGAATCTCTTTGGCAAGGGAGTCCTTAGCCGATACGATGAGGAGGCCAACCGATTCCGTCAACTAAACAATACATAACGAAATAGTAATATGGCTAATATCACAGCCGCAACCCTTGCGGCCATCATTCTAGCGAACCCGAAATATACTGGTGGGGAGCCGCAGCAGGTTGCTCATGGCATTTCTCCTACTGGATATATCACTCCGTTCAATACTGACGCCAATGGCAATCTTGCTACCACAGCCAGCGGCGGCGCGCCTGCCATTTCGGCCACAAATTCCCCCAGCCTAAGCACGTCGTTCGCCTCCGTGGCTTCCGCCCAGGCCAAGGCCACCCCCGCGCAGTTGGTAAGCATCAGGGCCACCAATGCGAACGCTGCTGTTCGATACCTTCAGCTTTTCAATGCCGCATCGGCAACCGGAACCCCGATCTATAGCGAGCCCATTCCTGCCGGTAGTGCAACTCAGCCTTCCAGCCTGATTCTGGATTCTGTTTTCTTCGGGTCTGGCGGCAAGTATTTCTCGACCGCTCTTTCTTGGGGTATCTCGACTACGAACGGAAGCTATACCGCAGCCACAGCCGCCGACCATAACGTCTCCCTGCACTTCTTCTAAGGCATGAGCAGCTCACTTTTCCCAGACCTTACGTGGAGGCAAATCACCTTTACGCCTGGAACTGCGGACTGGTATAGGATCATGGATGAAACCGGCCCTGGGGGGCAAATCTCTGGGATGTTTCGCCTGTCCGGGTTGGACGGCGGCGGGAAGGCTTGGAGCGCGATGGTGGTTTTCAATGCGGAGGGTAGCGCGGGGGCTTACTCCACGTTGACTCAACTTTTTTGCACTTCAATTCACGTCGTGGACATTGTTAGAACGTCATGCGATGGGGCCAGCCACAGCGCGCTAGATATTCACATTGCCACAGGCATGGCAAGTCTTCCGGTTACGGTTGACTTCATGTGCTACACGAATAACAATCCAATCACTTCACCGACAGTAGCCACATCGCTGGGAACCGACACTCAGCTTTTCATCAATCAGGCTGGGCTAAGAACCACTGACATGGTTACCCAGGGGTCAGTCCTCAGCAAAATGCTGAAGACCAATTCTGGGGGAGATTTGATTGCCGCCACAGCTGGAACGGACTACTCCACGCGCGTAACCGTTCCAGCATCCGCTACGGCGTCCGGGGTTGCCGGTAACTGGGCTGGCGATGCATCCGCATTCTACTACTGTTATTCAACAAATACTTGGAGAAAAATCCTAAGCTCCACATTCTAATTAAATTACGAAATATGAGTCAACAAGATGCGTCCGCCCAAGCATGGCGGTCTTTCACATTTGTCCCAGCCGCCAATGACTGGTATCGAATCGTGGATGAAACGAATACCGGGGGGTCAATTGGAGGGCTAGTCCGAGTTTCTGGAAATGTGAACGGAACGCTTACTTTCAGCGAGCTTTTTTCGTTAAATGCCCAGGGAGCGGCTGGAGGTCAGACGAATATCACCATGCTCGAATGCACGACAAATCTGGGAGTAGATTTGGTTCGGGCTGACACCAACGGGACTACTAGAACGTGTTTCGACATTAGAATTGCCGCCGCATTCACTGGATACCCTGTGACCGTCGATCTGTTCGTTACGCCTCAGCTAAATCCCATCGGAAATCCGACGCAGGGGCCAACCCTTCTGACGACTCAAACCTATCTTACGGTTGGTCAGAATGCTATTCTGACAACTGGCTCAATTTACGCCAGCGGGTCAATCCAGGCCGGTGGGGGGCTTAAGGCTCCGAGCGGGGCAACGATCACGGACGGGGCAGGCGCGCCATCCGCATCGCTTCCAAACGGGTCGATCTACTTGCGATCTGACGGCACATCCACGACGTGCATTTATAGGCGCATTGCTGGAGCCTGGGTGGCAGGCATCTAATACAAAGACAAAAAAGAACCCCGCTGGTTTCCCAGCGGGGTTTTTTCTTTTCAGACGATTAGGCCTGATAGCCAGGGAACAGTGAATCCGGCGCAGCGAGCAGAACGTGGTAGTAGTTCGTGCCATCAGGAGCAGTATTCGGGGCATACGTGCCACGCGCATCGCCACTGGTGGTAGTAGGGCCACCAGCAGTAACATCCGCAGCAACAAACGTGCCGCCAGTCCCAGACGTGGAACCGTTGGTCAGGTCTTTGATGACGAGGCCAAGCATGTTCATTGGAACCGGCAGGCCGAACACGTTGATGGTGCCAACGCTCAGGTTACCGGCCAGCGCAGCCGAAGAGGCGATGCTAGTCACGGTAGAGAACGCTTTCTTGCCGTTGACGATGGTAGTCCCGTTCGCGGCAATGGCCTCCGTAATCGTCACCCCAAAGGCATCCTTGCCGGTGATGGTGATAGTCTGGGTGGTGTCGCCAGCGTTCGAAGAAACGATCTTCAGGGCTCGACCGCCGATACCAGCACCAGGGACAGCCGAAGTCGTGGGAGCGACGGAGGTGGCCGAAGCGAAGGCAGTTGCAGTCAGAACAGCCGTAGCGGAAGAAGCAGCAGGCGCGCCAATCGGGACGACGCGAACGTATCCCAGGAAGGCGCGATCAGCGAGCCGCGCGGGCTGACGGGTAGCGGCGGCGTCACCAAGCTGATTAAGCTGGAGGACGAATGCGCTACCAGACTTCCAGGTGGCCGTGCTTCGATTCGTGATGGTTGCAGTAGAGCCGCTAATGGCAATGGAGAAGCCAGTCGGCGAAACGTAGGGGACACCGTTGATGGTCAAGCGGTGATCCAGCGCGCCGATAAAGCTTCCGTTGTCATACGGGGCGGGGACAGTCACGGTAAACGTGCCAGAAGTGGCGACATCAGCCGATAGCGTGCCCGCAGGAGTATTATACATGACGTTATTGATCCTTTGGTTTTGGGGTTCCGACCTTCGCTTAAAATGTTGCCATTCCCAGGCTTAAATGCAAGGTCAAGAGATATTGCTTTAAAATGCAGTATTTTTTTGTTTGACCAAATTACTGCATTTTGTAGTTTGCAACACATCACCAATGAGAACCCCGAAGCTAATTCTTGATATACCGAAGCTGGTTGAGTTCTTCGGAGGCCGTCAGGAACTTCATAGAATTATGAATCGAAGAGGCTTCCAGTGTTCTTTACGCAGTATCGATTCTTGGATTTATCGCAATAGCATTCCAACTAAAAGGATTCTGCAATTGATGATGATAAAATCTTTCCAGATTACTTCGTTCCGAACCTCAAAACCCACACCTACAAAATGAGCGATACAGTAAAATCCATTTCCGAATTAAAAACGGAATGGCTAAAGCAAGAGTCCGTTATAAAAAAGGCGAAATCCGTAATGGAAGGAATAGAATTGATTCTGCTCGCCCATTTCGGAGAGGAAAAGAAAAAGAAACTCAATGCCATTGGCAAAGAGGCTGGCTCAATGACTTTTGAGCATAACGGAATTAAATTGAATTTTGAGATCTCCAAGAGAGTAGAATGGGACAGTAACAAGCTTAGCCAAATTGGAGCTACGTTGCCCCCGGAAATTGCATCGAAGCTCTTCAAAGTGAAAGTCACGATGCCGGAGAAAATGTTCGACGGCCTAACGGACGCCGAATTGATCCGAAAGGTAAGGGAGGCAAGAACCGTTAAATACGGTAACCCTGCGGTCTCCTTTGTCACCCTCTAGGATCAGCAAACCGAGGGGGCGGGCCAGGATAAGCGCGCTCGTCTAGGAGGAATCCAAAGTCGATCCTCTACCCCGCCCCCTCACCTACCTAAATAAAATGAAGAAAACCACACCACGAATTTTTTTGATCGCACAGACCGTAGTGAATCCCGGCTCCATCGTTGCTTGGCTTGAGCATATCGGGGTAAAGGACGTTCAGGGAGTGATACGCCAATTTGAAACCGCAACCAACGCGGAAACGCTCGTAGCGATGGCCGGTAAGCGTTGCTATAATTCGTTTGAGGTAGGCTCAAACAATCCGAATGTTAATTCAATCAGAACCGATCTGGATGAATATATTACGAACATTCTCTCCTCGGGCCATGGTTCTGTTTTGGAGCATGCCACATGGACTTTCGCTATTGAAGGTGTAAGCCGTGTGTTCACCTCAGAAATGAACCGGCATCGCGCGGGGGTTGCGGTAAGCGAGGGGAGCGGCAGATACATTCGCTTTTCTGAATTGTGTTTCTCCGACATTCCGCTCAAGAAAGCCAACGAAGCCGACCCCATGGAGGAGACGGCTAAAATGATCGACGAGGCTATCGCGTCCCAGGAGAAAACTTACGTCGACCTATGCAATCTCTGGAAGATCGATGAAATCAAAGAATTTAAAAGAAAGAAGGAACTAACATCATTCTTTCGCCGGATCATTGGTCAAGGTGTCTCTACTGGCGGTATCTGGACTATCAACGCGCGCGCGCTTCGGCACATCATTTCCATGCGAGCTTCGGCTTTTGCTGAGGACGAAATTTTCGGAGTATTCGATCAGATCGCAACGCTCATGTCATCCCATGAGCCGCGACTTTTCGGAGATTTCGAGAAGACCGGAGCCGGAACCTGGAGGGCCAGATTCCCCAAGGTCTAATAACAACCACCACCATAACGTAATACAATGAGCGAAAACACTACTCATAAATTCATCATCATCGAAGCTAAGACCCTGAAGGAACTGGCCGAATCCGTAAACAAGCAGGTTGAGGATTCTTCCTTTTCCGGCAAGCACTTCGGATTCAATCCCACCGTCGTCGTAGTCCCTGAACATTCCGCATTCGGAGCAGGCTTGACGTTCGCCATCGCTGGTATTGAAGGCCCCCTCTTCAGTCTGTGCGGGGAATGCCCTGAAGAAGAAGAAAAGGCTTCCCCCACCACCGATCCCGAACCCACTACGCCCTCTGCGGATAGCATGGCTGGAGATTCGGTTATCAAGGATGACGATACTCCGAAGTCCGATCCCGTTCCTAACCCTGAGCCCGACGAGACTCCGAAGGACGAAACGCCCGCCTCTTAGGCGAACAAGCGAGGGGTGCGACTCGACAACGCATAACCACACCAACCACCAAAACATAATGCTAAAAATCATTTCAGCCGACGAGCGATTAGCTACCCCACCCAAAATCAACATGACAATTCTCGGTGCCTCCGGTGTCGGGAAAACATCCCTGGTTCGCACGCTTCCAGCAAACAACACTCTGTTCATTGATGGCGAGGCCGGGAGTCTCGCTATTCAGGGGTGGCGCGGCGATCTGGTTAAAATTCGCGAACAGGCGAACGCAATGGGTTGCCATCCATGGGAACTCGCAAAAGCACTTGCTTGCTGGCTAGGTGGCCCGAATCCCGCTGATGCAAACGGATTCTATTCACGCGGAACTTATGAAAACCTCTTACAAACCATGGGATCGCTGGAAGTCCTGGCGAAATACGAAACCATCTTCGTTGACTCTCTTACGGACATTTCTCGACTGTGCCTCGACTGGTGCAAGACCCAGCCCCAAGCCTTCTCGGAAAAGACAGGAAAGGCCGATACGCGCGGAGCGTATGGCCTTCTCGGGCAGGAAATGACCCGATGGCTGATTCACCTTCAGCACTCCTCTAAGAGCGTCATTACGGTAGGCATTCTCGACAAGGCCGAAGATGACCTTAAGAGGGCATTTTGGAAGCCTCAAATTGAGGGCACTACCACGGCAAATGCCCTTCCTGGCATCTTCGATCTGGTGATGACGCTGGCCTCATTCACCACCCCCTCAAACGTCCCTTATCGCGCCCTGGTGTGCCATAAGATCAATCCGTGGGAGTATCCCGCCAAGGATCGCTCTGGTTGCCTCGACATGATCGAAGAGCCCGACCTCTCCAAGATTATGAAGAAAATCCGGGAGGGCATTCGAAAGGATAGCGTCTATCAGAGCGCGATTCCCCAGGCGGAACAGGCCGCAATTACGGGCACGACAGAATCTTAATATTTTTATCGCAATATAATTGCGTAAAAAAACCAAAAATAAAACAAACAAATAATATGCCGACATTTGGAGTAGAACAAAATAAGGGTCAATCTCGGGAACTCATTCCGGCTGGATGCCTGCTGTGGGTTCACGTTCATCCCAAAGAACTCATTAATAGTCAGAATACCGGGGGCGAAATGCTCAATCTGGAACTGACTGTTATTTCTGGAACCTACAAGGATCGAAAGATTTTCGTGAACGTCGCCAACATTTTTGATGTCGAGCGGAATAGCGAAAAGTTCCGTGAAATGGCCGCTATCCACCTTCAGCGAGTTTTTGAAGGTTGCGGCATCTTCCAGCCCCAACATCCCAACAGCTATCAGCAGTTCGACGGAAAGCCGTTCCAGGCTATGATTGATACGCTTCTGAACCTCGGAAACAATGCCGTTTCTGCCGTTCGGGTTCGCGTTTCGAAGGGGCAGAATGGCTATGAAGACAAGAACGACGTGGAATTTCTTTCCCCCAACCCCAATTCTAATTCCGCCAAGGATTGGAAAAAGTTGATGGATAGCGGTTCCGCCCAGGAGGTGATTGCGGAAGCCAAGAAATCCGCCGTCCCCCCTACTGCCTCCGCGCCTGTCCCCGCCGCCTTCGGCGGCTCTCCTGCGGCACAGCCCGCGCAGCCCGCGCAGCCTGGGATTCCTGTGGCCGCGAATGTGTCTACCGGCGTCGGCCCTGTCGCCGCTGGAACCTATTCCAGCCCGCAGGCTCTCGCGTCTGGACAGCCCCCAATCGCTCCCGGCGCGATCCCGACCCCCGCAGCGGCTCCTGGAGGCATCCCGCCTTGGGTTTCGCAGGGTAACCCCACCAAGTAAATCCTAGCGCGCCGGGAGTCCAATCCTCCCGGCTCCCTATTATGGCAATCCTTCGTCATACTCGCATTTGGTATCAGGCCCTAGTCCCAGCAAGAACGAAAAAGGATAGGGCTGGATATAACTGCGTTACTTACGAACCATTCCCATTTTATATCGATTGTCCCGATGGGACTACTTGGGATGACGCACTAAAGAATATCATTCAATTAGAGCATAGAGTTAAAAAGAATAAGGACAGCAAAGAGACAAAGATCATAGAGCCAAAATTTTTCCGCTTCCACTCACAGCAGCAAATAGATATTGAAGTTCAAGACGGAAACCCATTTTAAAACCCACCATACCACACCCAATGAAAGAGTTCTTCCGTGACGTGAATTTCCATGCGAAAACACGCGCGATTATAGCCAAAGCCAATGAAATTTTGGCATCCTATTCCGCACAGGGATACAAGCTTACCCTGCGCCAGCTTTACTATCAGTTCGTATCCCAAAATCTCATTGCAAATACTGAACGGAATTATAAAAACCTCGGTCAGGCAATCAGTGATGGTCGAATCGCCGGTTTGATCGACTGGGATATGATCGAAGATCGTGGGCGCGAGACTCAGGAAAATGCTCATTGGGAAAACCCCGCCGACATCCTCGATTCCTGCGCATTATCATTCCGATACGATCTTTGGAAAGATCAACCGAATCGAGTCGAAGTCATGGTTGAAAAGCAGGCTCTTGAGGGCGTTCTTATCCCTGTCTGTCGCAGCCTGGACATCCCGTTCTCCGCGAACAAGGGATATGCCTCCTCCTCTGCGCTCTATGATTCGAGCAAGCGGATGCTTCGGTATATCTATAAGGGCCAGAAAATTCACGTTCTCTACCTGGGAGACCATGACCCCAGCGGTATCGACATGAGCCGCGATATTGAGGATCGATTCAAGATGTTCCTAACCGACGAGGCCGATTCATTGATAATCCATCGCATCGCCCTGAATCTCGACCAGATCAAAAAACTGAAGCCCCCCGAGAATCCCGCCAAGATCACCGATTCGCGTGCCAAGGGCTATATCCGCACTTACGGAAGGCACTCCTGGGAACTGGACGCCATCGAACCTCGCGCGCTGGAAAAGCTGGTTACAGATAACGTAATTGATTTAAGGGATGAGGACAAGTGGAGAGAAGCCGTCTCCCGCCAGGGCAAAACACGCAAGCTTCTTAGCTATGTCGGTGACAACCTGGAGCGCATCGAAGAGGATTTCGATAATAAGGAATAGAATGGAAACAAAAGAAACTGATAATGGAATTGGTTGCATACTTATTGTAATTGCATTCCTTGGGCTGATTTTCGGATTGCGCTGGATTTATCTTCATTGGAATTTGTTATGATTCTTCGCCCCCGCCAAATTGAAATGAAGGACAAGTGCGTTGCCGCTCTTCGCGAGCATGGCAACACGCTTGCCGTTGCTCCCACGGGAGCCGGAAAAACCGTAATCATTTCGTCCGTTACTGGATCATTCCCGGGAACGTCCGTAATCCTCCAACATCGCGAAGAGCTTTTAGTTCAAAACAGACGGACGTTCCTGAAGGTGAATCCCGGAGCGGTTGCCGATATTTTTTCGGCAGACCGCAAGAGGTTCATTAACGGAGGCGCAACCTTCGCCATGGTTCAGACGCTTTGCCGGAATATCGAAAGGATGCCGTTCGTTGATTTTTTGGGAATCGATGAAGCGCACCATACTGCTGCTGAAAGCTACGAAAAAATCATTACTGCGGCCAGGGAGCGCAATCCGGCTCTTTTTCTTTTCGGCGTTACCGCTACCCCAGAGCGGGCCGATAAGAAGGGCCTTAAGAAGCATTATTCGAATGTCGCCGACATCATTACAATTACCGAATTAATCCAGTCGGGGCATTTAGTTCGCCCCAGGACATTCGTTGTGGAGTGCGGCCTGCGGGATGAACTTGAGGCCGCTAAGGAGGATATGCGGAGGCGCAGGCTTGCCGATTACGATATGTCCCAGATCGAAAAGATCATGGACAACTCGCCTGTAAATACGCGCGTTTTTGAAGAATGGCAGAAGCATGCCGGGGCGCGTAGGACAGTAATATTCTGCTCCACCGTCGATCACGCCCAGCACGTTTGCTCCACGTTCGTTGAGCGAGGAATCAAGGCAGAGGTTGTTCATGGAGCGATGTCAGCAACGGAACGGCGCGCCGTTCTTCGGCGGCTCGACACTGGTGAAACCCAAGTCGTCGTAAACGTCGCCGTCCTTACTGAGGGATTCGACTGCCAGCCGCTATCTTGCGTCGTTCTCTTGCGCCCATGCTCGCACAAATCGACCATGATGCAGATGATTGGGCGCGGACTTCGCCGCCTCGACCCAGAGCGTTACCCCGGAATCCAGAAAGACGACTGCATTATTCTGGACTTCGGATACTCGCTCCTAAAACACGGAAATTTCAATATCGACGTTGAATTAGACCCGGAGAAGAGAACACTTCCTTCGATCTACTGCCCGAAATGCGAAACACTTATTCCTGCGAACGTCATGGAATGCCCTGTATGCGGGGAAATCATAAACGTGCGCATGGCACCCACTGGCGGGGGAGAGGTTGAGAAGGGTGTTCTTGAGGATTTTGTCCTAACTGAAATCGACATTCTGGACTCCTCACCGTTCCGCTGGGAAGACCTGTTCGACGGGATCGGGGCCATGGCAAACGGCATCGACGCCTGGGCCTTCATCATGCTCTATAGGGGCCGCTGGCACGCCCTTGGGGGTGGCGTAGCACTAGCCAAGGAAAGCCTGAACTCGCCTAATCTGAAGTCCCTTGGGGACTTCCCGGATCGCCTGACCGCCCTCGGAGTCGCTGACGATTTTATGAGGGCATACGGGAACCGGGATGCGGCCAAGAAATCGAAAGCTTGGCTTGCCCTGCCCCCCACCGACACCCAAATTAAAATGCTCAAGTTGGGGCAGTTCTCCAACATGACCCGATACCGAGCCTGTTGCCTCTACACGTTCAAAATGTTTGAAAGCAGAATCCAATCCATCATCACAAGCAAATACTAGTATGAATAATGACACGCCAAAAGCAGACCCATTAACTAACGTTATGATCGAACGCCGCAAGAGGCTCTTTTATACGCTCGAATCCACCCTGAAAGAAATCAGGGAGACAATGGCTAAAAAGAATCAGGACTACAGCGGCGGGACGAATGATCCGTATGCCAACTTCACGGCAGGAGAATACGCCTTGGGAGTTCCTGTAGAGATTGGAATGTTAATGCGAACGATGGACAAGTTCCAACGCATTCGCTCGTTCGTTTTGACTGGGAATCTGGCAGTTAAATCCGAAAGCGTTGACGACGCTATCAATGATAGCATTGCATACCTTATCCTATTGAAAGGATACGTCCACGAATTTAAGGGCGTCGGGAAAAATGTAACCATCCAGGAAAATCTTATCCACTAATACAATGACATTCTCAGCAGATAACGAGTCGAGCCCAAAAGGTCAGGCGATTGTGGATCACATCTATTCGAGCTTGGTTGCCCAGCGCGAGAAGAGCCCCCGCAGAAACTATCTCGGGGCTTCCATGTGGGGTGAGAAGTGCGAGCGAAAACTTAGCTTTATCTACACCAAGGCCCCCGTCCCGGATGAAAAGAAAATCAAGGGGCCTACCTATGCCATTTTCGACATGGGACACGATGGGGAAAAGCGCGCTTCGGAGTATCTCCGCATTGCCGGCTTCACCCTGCTTACTGAGCGTCCCGATGGCTCTCAATTTGGATTCGAAGCTGCAAAGGACAAAGACGGCCATGCCCTACTTTCTGGGCATATTGACGGAGTGTTTATTGAAGGCCCAAAAAAGCTTGGCGACATCGATCTAACTTATCCCCTCATGTGGGAAAACAAGGCCCTTGGCGAAAAGTCATGGAAAGATGTTGTCAAGAACGGATTGAAAAAATCTAAGCCGATATACCACGTCCAGATTCAAACCTATTGCGCTTACATGGATGTCCCGAACGGAGGGATTTTCACGGCAATCAATCGGAACACTGGCGAGATTTACGCTGAGGTTGTCCAATACGATCCCATCGTTGCCCAGGAGGCGAGCGATAAGGCCCTTCGAATCATCAGCGCGGGCGATCCATTTGAATTGTCAAGACATACAAACGACCCTTCGCATTTCGAGTGCGGTTGGTGCGCCTACAAAGAAATTTGCTGGAACCAAAATGCCCAAACGCCTACCGTCAACACGATCCCTTCGTGGATTAAGTAGCCCCCACTTAGACCCACCCGCCCAATGTCCGAAGCACCCTCGCAGGCATGGCCTGTCAACGAGAACGTATCTTTCGTCAATCGTGAAGAGATTTTTAAATACCTTAACGTCCTATTTGATGGGATTGAATGGAATGAACGGCGTTGGATCGGGCTTCGTGGTATCGGGGAGAAGGGGACTAAGCAGGAAGGGGATTTCCGAGAGGACAGATTCATTTCACCTCTCGAATCCGGCTGTTCTGAGCGTATCTATGAAACGGCGATCCGCTATGCAAAGCATCATGTTGCGTTTTTCTGCGTGCCTTGCGTTCTTCGCGAGCAGCGCGGAACCGCCGCAAACGTAGAGCTTTTCACCTGCCTAGTCGCCGACCTGGATAGCGGCAACACAACGGATAAATTGAATCACATGGCTGACCATGTCGGCCCCCCCACAATGGTAGTCTCGTCCGGTGGAGTTACCCCAGAAGGAACAGATAAATTCCATGTCTATTATAGACTCGACATCCCAACGGACGACATCCAGCGGGTTGTAATGCTTCGGGATGAAATAGCGAAAAAGTGCGGAGGCGATCCCATGTTCGGGCTTGGAGTTAAATCCAATCCATTCGGAAGAGCGCACCAGCCAATCCGCGTTGCCGGTTCATGCCACGCAAAAAACGGAGTCGCCCGCGCGGTCAGGATCATTCATTTGAATGAAAATCAAGTCTATACTCTTGATGGCATCGAACAGGCAATCCATGCCATGCAATACGGCCCCTGGTTCACGCCTGAGGAGGTGGAGAATGCCACCGTTGAGCGGCAGGAGAGCTTGCCATTCTCAGCCTCGGCAGAGCAAGGTAAAGGCCCCGCGATCAACGAAACATTGACGAAGCCTGTCTACGAGGGCGGCACCGATACGACCCGATGGGGGGAGTTTTCGAAGGTGGCTGGGCACTATGTGCGGATGGTTCGGGACAGCCACATGACAACGGACGAGGCATTAGAGAAGACGCAGGGATGGGTTTTGGCCAATATGATGCCTCCATGGCCCCCCGCGCGGGTCGATAAGGAGTTTTGGGCCATCCACAGCCGCGACGTTCAAACCAACGGATCAATGCCGAAGCCGTCCCAGGCTCCAGCCACCATCCCGACACCTCAAAACATCGTTCCTTACTCCCAAGCCCCCCTTATCGCACCCCAGAACTTCGGGGACGACCTGAGGGCCTGGGCGGCGTGGCGTTGGGTCAGCGGGGATAAGCCGCACCATGAATTTCTAGTTGATAGATTTATTGTCCGTGGGGAGGCGCACCTTTACGTTTCCGAAGGCGGAGCGGGAAAGACATATCAGCTTTTGGATTTGGGAATGAAGGTGGCAGCGTATGAGCCCGCAAAGGCATTGGGTATTGATCTATATTGGAATGGTTTCAAGATCACAGGTGGAGGCCCCGTAGTCGCCATCTTCAATGAGGATAGTCGAAAAGAAATTCACATTCGATTAGTCGAAATTGACCAGCAGGGTCTTATCCAAATGGCCGGGGACAACTTCTTCCCGTTGCCGATGGGCGATCTTATCGGTTCTTTCCCTCTCGCGGTTCACGATAGCAGGAGCGGGACTTCGGCTTCACACCCCGCCTGGGACGACCTCCTGAAGAAGATCAAGGCTGTTTGCCCTAACCCCGCCATGGTCATCATCGACACCCTGAACAGCGTCAGTCATGCCGACGAAAACAGCGCGATAGGCACCAACGAAATGATGCGCGAGGGCAAGCGGGTTTGCTCAGAGCTACGTTGCTCCCTAGTAATGACTCACCACTTGCGCAAGCCGGGGAACGAACCAATCCGCTCGCTGGAGGAGTTGAAGGAGGCTATTCGCGGCTCTTCCGCTTTGGTAAATGCGTTCCGTGTATGTTTCGGAATGTTTAAGGCAATCGATTACGATAGGAGAATGAAGGCGATGGGCCTGAAGGCCGTCAAGAATGCCCTGTGGCGGTTCGGCATCGTCAAGGCGAATATCAACGGCCTATTCATTGGGGAGAAAACCCTTCTCCGCGCTGCGAACGGAATGCTTGAGGACTGCACCGACATGGATAAATACAATTCTGTTAACGGTGCGGAGCGCATGGCGTGGCTCGTCCTCGCTATCAAGCTGGCCGCTCGGGCGGGGCACCCCTACGTTTCTGGAGGGAAGAATGCGAAGAACGGGCTTTACGCTCGACGCTCGGAACTCCCCGTAATTCTAAGGAAGGTTGGCGACTCTGAATTTAGGGTCTTGCTCGAAAATGCGTTGCAGGAAGGGCTATTAGTTCTTACCGCCAAGGGCGGAAAGGAAAAGAAGTGGATCGATGGCCCTGATGGTCTCCTATCGATCGATAGCCCTGATGGCGAAATTAAGGAAGGCTCCTACAATCCTCCCGACTTTTCGCAATACATTTACCGCCCCGGCGATCACGTTGTTCTCCACAAGGACGAACAACCTCTACCTTTTCAGAATGGAGTTTCCCCCATCATGGATGCGGAGAAACCCACCGAGAACCTGGGGCTATGGGCCGTGCACATGACGGCGGCGGCGAACGATACATCCAGGGCATCGACCCCGGCCCCGCTGATGCACGCCAAGGGCGCGCCTATAGACGATTAGGGCTTGAGTGAAGTGGGGCCAGCGCGAGGACGCCGGCCCCACCCACCACCACACCAAACGCTCCACACCCTAGCGCGATTGGCGCACCTACACGATATAGCGTGTCGATAGAGCGTCAACCCTATTCCTTGCGCTCCGACTCAGCGGAGAACCTGGGGGCCGCAAACCACCCAGGGCGAGGCGATGTCGGTAATGCCGACGCCGTGGGCTCAGGCTGGGGCGGCGGGGGAGGCTCCTGGAGTTCTTCCTGGGGCACGGCGGGGGCAGATTCCGACTCCAGAACCTCCAGAGAATCCACGGCAGGTGCCTGCTGGAGCTTCAGGGCGTCGATCTTGGCCTCTATGGCGCGAAACCGGGAATCCAACCCAGCGCACACCTCTCGCAATGCATTGGCTTGAACATCAATTGCATTGAAGATCTTTACCTCCAGTGATTCAAGGCGGCGACGGCGCAAGTCTCGCTCCTCAGCCTTCGTCTGTCTATAACGTTTCATATATTCACGACGGTCTCTTTTTACTTTCTGAGCGGATTTATTCATGGTTACGGGTTACTGTAACCAAATGCACCCGTAACACAATTACAAAATGATGGTTACTATTTATGTTACGGATTGTTACGTTATTTTAATTTTGGTTCGATTGGATTTTTCGGTTAAATACACTGGGTTCGTTGCATTACGTAACCATTGTTTGTAACCACACGTAACCCGTAACCATTTACGTAACCATTTCATGCAATGGTTACGTTGGTTACGATAAATATCGTAACCATTGGTTACTGTGAGTATAAATACCTATAATCCTCCCATCCTCAAGGCTGTTTTTGGACGTTTTTAGGACGATTTCGTATCCTGTTGATAATCAATTAGTTTTACGCTATAAATGTAACCAAAGTGCCGCGAGGACTATATTTATATATAGAGGGATGGGACTCGCGTCCTATTCGTTCCTCATAGGAGCCCTAGAGCCTGTCGGCTCGGGCCTGTCGCACTCGCCCCCTCCATCCATATGAATGGGTTTGGCGCGCCTCGAAAATTAATAATGTTATAGACAATTTATGAAAATCAAAAAAATCGCCGGAAATAGGGGTCTGCGGAGATTCCAGCAGGCCGATTCTTGCTGCCTGGGGCTTCGATAGGGTGATTTTGATTGCCGGGGCGTGGGGTTGGTGCCTAGAAAAGCTCCTGGGCCATCCTAGGGGCCAAAATCCACCCTTTTCACATCATGCACTATAAAAACACCATCCTGATTACCGTTCCGGGGCACCCAAGGCCCCAACCCCGCCCCAGAATCAGAGGGAGCAGGGCCGTCTCCAACGCCGACGAGAACGCCAAACTATGGGCCAACTTCGTTCGGAATGCCGCCGTCAGCGTCCGGGAGAGCCTGGGCGGGGAAAAGGTAGTGCGGGAAATGATTGGGGATGGGCCGCTGTATCTGGAAGCCCATTTTCGCATCCCCACGAAAGACGAGGAGCGTTGGGAGAATTGGCATTGGGAGATGCCCCCCGACTTTGACAATCTTGTCAAGCTCGCTGTTGATAATACGCTAATCGACCCCAAGAGTCCCGGAGTTGGTTTGATGGGGACTGGTGATAACAGAATAGCATTAAGTTACATTTCAAAAATCTGGACAAGCCCGAAAAAAGCCGGGGCAACCTTGCGATTGTCCCGGCTCTTGGATCGTAAGCCTAATACTATTGACGATATTAGGCCGAAGTGGCTTGCTTAATGCCGCCGCGAGAAGCTGAACATACCCTCCTTACGAATCGCGTTGTAATCGACCCCATGGAGGTTGCACCACTCCCGCCCCCGGCGTTCAGCGTCGGGAGTGAGGGGGCGTTCAGCAGGCCCAAGGTTGTAAATTCCGACCGCCAGCAGGTTGCGCGCCACGGTCTGTTTGTGCTTCTGTTGTTGGGCTCCCCGCCGCTTGATCTTAGCGGAAATCGCTTGGGTCTTGTCGGGAAAGATTTCCGAAAGAAGAGAGCCAGAGCGCGAGACTTCAGCCCATCCGACGCGATGCTCTGCCCCATAGACAGTTTCCTTGATGATAGGCTTATTCGTGTCGGGATGGATGATCCTCACGCCGTCTTCGTCGCGTTCGTAAACGACTCCGACAACGCGGGGGACGATTCGATTGATATGCTTGATGGTAGTTGCCATGATGTTTCCTTTTATTTTTGGTTGTCTATTTTGTCAATAGAAATTAGTTTGGTATGAATGCGGTTGCTCGTCGCCTCGAATAGCATTGCCGCATGAGGCTCGCCGCGCAAGGCCAGTTCCGCGAGGTGTTCGGTGGAGATATGATGTTGCGTCGATCCGCTCAGACTTCGAAGTATCCGAAGCACTCGCGACGATAAAGCCGCATCCCTTCGGCCATAAATCGAATACAATTCGCTTGGCTCTACGTGATCTTCAATTTTCGGCATTTTATTTTCCTTCCTTGATGATGGTTTGGACTACTGAAATAGGCATGCGAAGACGCAAAGCAATAGCAATATCGTCCTTCCCGCGAGCATGAAGAGACAAAATCTCATTTTGGATTCTTGATTTTCCATTTAATCCCTTGCCTTTAGCTTCATTAATTTTACCGTGCAGGATTCGCTTGCCGTATCGAGCCGCACTCCTCGCCTCCAATTGATCGACGGAGAGTTTCATATCAGCCTTTTCTTTCGCCTTACGGACTTGGGCGCGATGCTTAAAAACCCACTCTTCGTATTTATCGGGTTCAACGAAAACCGCTCGACCCATGCTGTAGCGAACGAATCGTTTTCCGTTCACCACTTGGCCGCACTTCAACTTGTCAGAGTTCATGGGGGTCATGGGATGCAATTGCGCTTCTAGTCATGTAGTAAGGGTTTCCATATTCGTCCTCCCGCAGATAAATTCGGACGCCGTATCTCTCCTCAATCTCTACCTTCTCCAGCCGCACCGGCTGGCCGTCACCAGGGCGGGCGGTAGAGCGGAAGCGCGGGAATCGACTGAAACGCACATCAGGGCGTGCAGCTAGTCGAATATTCATCGGCGCATGCTGGCTAAGATTGAGGCAAGGAACGTGATAAACACGCATACGGCGGGATCAGCTTGGGAGTTCAAAAATTCCATAATGTTCGGCATTGTATTATACTTTTCTATTTCGTCAATTATAATTTCTTTTTCAGCGGAAAAAATCCGCCACTATTCTCAGGCCCAACCTCAAACCCAAGCGATTCCCAAAAGCGCACGCTTCCGGGCATTGCGCCACATCCATTCAGAGAGCGAAACCGCTTCGCTCCGCACCGTCTTGCCACGTCTAGGAAAAGCTCTACGGCCTTGCGGCCAGCCCCTTGACGGCGTTTGGATTCGTCAACATGGATTATGTCTATATCGCAAATAGTTTTCTTGATCGTTCCTTTCAGGTAGACTCCGGGGATTCGGAATATAAATTCTGTGTTTGCGCTCATGCCATCCTTTCGATTGTGTGGGGGCGATTCCCGCGACGGGAATAGGCTCTGACCACAACCACAATTCCCGCCCTTTCTGCCATACGATAGGATCCTCTGGCCATCGTGTAGTTATTGCATGCGATGATGTCGCCTAGCTCCATCTTCTCCACCCGCCTTGCCAATGAGCTAAGAGGGTGGTTTGTGTGGTTTCCCTTAGCCATGGTTTAACTCATGGAGTATTCCCCGGCTGGCGTTGTCAACCCGCCGCTGTAGATAGCCTAGGGCGTTTTCAGTCATCTTGCCTCGCACGATAACGAAGGCGAATGACTTGGGGGCAATGGCCGTGTTGCAGATAATCCCTGCCAGCGGGAAACCAAATCGGACGGCGTCAGCAAATTCCGCATAGACATCCGGCGATGCCATCCAAACCACGTTGCGCCCTTTGTAGTTGTTTTTCAGGATTAGCATGCGATATAGAATTTCTTTTCGTTCATATCGTCCCCCGGCTTGTAATCCCGAAGAAACGCATTGTAATCTTGCAGGGCCTTAAGCACCGCCCCCGCCTTTAGCTCCCTGACGGCGTAGAAGGCCTCTTGGGGGGGGGCGCAGCGCACCAGGCAGGCTCTGGCTTGCTCTTTGTCGTTCGTATAGGTCTGAATGTCGCGCTCGATAGTAGTCATAGTATTAGAACCGAAAGAGGTAGAATTTATCCGCTCCGTCTTCGCCCATCGTATCCATTTGAAGGGCTTTGCCTTCATCTTCGCCGAAGGATTCAGGGAAGGCCTCAAAGGCGGCGATCTTAGGCTGAAGGCTGTGATATTGCGCCATATCGATGCTGACCGTCTTGCGCTTCCCGGTAGTGATATTCGTGACGGTATATTTTCCATTACCGTTCCTGTCAGTGATCCGGCGGATTTTGAAGAGTCTGCAATTGTGAATGCTCATACGATTAGTTCTATTACATTTAGTCTATTTCGTCAATACTATTTTGAATTATTTTTTACTCCTAGATTTCCCTTGACATGCTTTGAACCAAAGTATTGCGCAAGTGTCCGATTTTGTCATGTTGAAGTGCGAGGCAATGAACTTTGCCGATTGCGTGGAGTAGGCGAGAATCAGTCGATTGCCGTTAGGCTCGTCTCCGTCGAAGTAGACGAAGTGGTATTGCCGAAGTGGGGGCATTAATCATCTCCTAACGCTTGTTCTCGCACTCGAATTTGTAGAGCGTTCATAGATTTCCTTTTCTAGTCTTCGGGTTTAATTTTCTTTTCTAGGCGCGCGATAGCATCGCATTCTTGCTCATATGTAATGCGCTTTTTAATCCATCCTTCCGCGCGTTGGAGGCACAATATGGCATGATCGATTGCTCCACCGTCTGATTGGATATGTTCCAGGTCTCCAATGCTATCGCCAATACGATTGAAAACCTTGACTAGAACTTTATGATTTGATCCACCGAGGGGTTGACGAATGATTGTTTTCATAATGGTATTGGTAGGGGATTTCCTTTTAGAGTTTAGAGTGTTATTCGAGAGAAACTGCCGCACCGCAAAGGATGCTGATTAGTGCTGTGATTAGGAGGTTCTTCCCTGCCGTGACGAAGGGGATCGTTTCAGGGTGAAGGTTTGCGCCAATAGGGAGAGAGGCGAGGATTAACATGCCAAGCATGAAGAAGACGACTCCGATGAAGAAGAGGATTTTAGCGATCATTTGGGGGTTTTGGTTTGGGTTTGTTAGAGGCTGAAAACTCGCTCTCCGTTCTTCATAAATATGAAGTAAGAGTTTTGGGTGAAGGGGTGAATTTCGATACGATGGGGGCGACTGCCAGCGAATCGACCTGCCACATTGACGATGCCCCCTTACCGTTTTGAGGTTGTTAATTGGACGGCGGTTATTCATTCCGACGGTATCAAATGTGCCATCTTGATTCTGGAGGGTGACAATTGCTTTCATGGGTATATTTAGTAGTTGTTATCAAATCCGTTGTTCATAACGTATTTGTATTATAAATCGTCGTGTTTGTCAATAGAATTGTGAAATAATTTTCTTCCTAGATTTACCTTGACGTTCCATAGCTCATAAAATCAGGGATTGCGTTAGTTCGTGGCGTAGCTAGATATTTTTTTCGTCATGCATACTCTAGCCAAAATTGACGCCCATTCTCTTTCGGAGAAACAACGCCTATTCGCCGACGCTATGGCCAAAGGCATTCCTAGGCAAGAGGCGTGCAAAATCGCTGGCTATCACGATTGGGAGCGGGAAGGCACTCGCCTAATGAGTCTGCCGCATGTTCGCGCTTTCATTCAACAGCAGCGGGAATCGTTGTTCTGCGGCGATCTAGCCAGCATCGCGACGAACACGATTCGAGAACTAATGACGGACGAAGGCACGCCAGCGCACGTTCGTTTTCAGGCGGCGAAGCTCACCCTGGCCATCGCTGGCCACGTAGAGAAGACGGGCAAGACCGCCAATTCTAACGCCGTGAAAGAGATTCACGAAATGAGCCCAGGGGAGCTAGACGCCTTCATTGCGGAGGGCAGGCGGCAGGTTGTCACCTTGGAGGCAGAGGTTAGAAACGTCGATACCTCCAGAGACGAGGCGGTAGAGAGGGCGGACGATGCGCAGGAGTAGCACCTAGGTAGATACTACTACGTTAGTGTGACATAACGTCATAGCTTTCTATAACAGGCATTGTGCGAAGTAACTCTCTTTCGGTATTACAATTACAGTAAGCGTATAACAGTATATCTCAATGGTGTGGTATCTCTGTTGAGCGGGAGCGACAAGCGCGCGCCCACCCCGAACCCCCGCCTAGGGGGTCAAACGCTGAGGGCGCGGGCGCGTCCGTGCGTCTCCGCAAAATTGCAAAAATTTCCGAAACTCGGACTTGAAATAGTATTACGTTAATGTATTTTATCTCAATGACAGACACCATACCGATCAAGTCTCTGAGCGAAACTGAAATTATCAACACCCTCCCGAGGCTCTACGCAACCAACCGCATCGCTGCCGTCCTGCTGGCCGCAGAATTGCAGCACGTTCAAGTAGAATGCCAGTTGGAACCCAATGAACCCTACTCGCCCTGGGTCATTGGGATTCTGACTGCGATCAACGCCGGATTTAAAGTCCGCGTAACCGTTCCGTTGCCTGACGCAAAGCGTCAGCTTCGCCAGGACGAAATGCCGGATCAGTTCTGGTGGCAGAACATGAGCTATAATTATAAACCGTTCCATCCCTACTATCACGATAGGAACAGAGTGGAACCTGTAGATGGGGAGTGTGACACGAATTGGGATTTCAGCGGCGTTGACAGACCCCTATGCAAGTGGACTGTCGATAAGGTTAATTGGAATCCATTCTACAAGATGGAAAAGCGCGAACCCCTCGTTCTCACCTCGGAGGACTAATCCTATGGCACGCAATACTACACACTCAGTCTTCATTGTATTCGATGACGATTCGATATTCCGGTTCGAAACGGTGGAGGAGGAAATCGAGCCGCAAATCCGATACTGGCTCGGGGGCCACAAGCATCCGCGCTGGAAGGCGAACGAACATGGGGTTAAGTCGATCTACTCTCTCCCCCGGAAACACGTCACCGAACATATCGGCGTCTGGGAGGCGATTATGAAAAAGGAATCGGAGGAGAGATTCGCCTCAGTGGAGGCCCAGCAATTTGCTAACTACATGCAACTGAAAGCAAAATTCGAAAACAAAAAACAATAACATGAACGAAACATACATTACCATTCCCGCGCGCAGTATCGACATGCCCAACGGCAAGAAATATCTCGCCAAAGCCAATCGCCTGATCGAAATCTCCAGGCATCGGCTGGAGAAGTTTCAAAAAGGATACATAGGAAAATCAGAAAACCTGACAGAAAACCTGACAAACAACATTCAGGAAGACCGCTTGATGAAGTCTGTTCGGTATTGGAGTGCGGTGCAGTCTGCGCTTGAGGACGGATTTGAAATTCAAATCGCGATATCTTGGTTTGAGATTTTGAGTGTGGCTTCGGAGAAGCCCCTTAATGAAGAGGAAAAAGAATGAAGAAAAATAAAGAAGTCGAGTTCCATGGGAAACTGGAAACAGAATGCCGAAATGCATATAAAGAATACGTCGTATTGAATATGCCTAAAGCTGATGTTCGGCATATCGATGCGGATTGGTGGGCGTTGGCGGTAAAGACCGGGATCATTCCTATCGTTGCGTTTCGCAGGCGATGGATGAATGAGCATCTTCCCGCCAAGTCTGAGGCTATCAGCAATCAGAATACCACGACGTTAGGTATCCTTATGGAGGTTCAGGAAGAGCGCAGAAAACAGATCGAAATCCACGGCTGGACGCCGGAACACGACGACGATCATACTAAGCGCGAGCTTGTCATGGCGGCGTGCGCCTACGCTGGCGGAACTGGGTTACGGAAAACAAACGACCGTTCTATTTGGCCTTGGAGCCATAAGGCCAAGGTGAAGGTGTGGGAGTCGGGGGGGCGCAAGCGGCTTATCAAGGCCATGGCGTTGCTGGTTGCTGAAGTGCAGCGCATCGACCGTGCCAAGGGAAGGGCGTGGAATGAACTCCATAAAGACTATTCTTCAAGGCAGCGAACGGAGCGAGATTGGGACGAGGTGAAGTCTTACGGAGAGGAATTATATTTTAGTAAGGGAGCGTTCCTTCTCCTCGCCTCCGCGATGAAGAAGCGGGAGGAGGAAGTCCAACATTGGATTGGAGTAGCGCAGAGTATCGACCAAGAGAGGAAAAGCATTCAGATAGAGGCCGATACGTTAAGAAGTCATTTCCGCAATAGCGAAAAGGAACTCGCCGCCGCCAAGGAGGGGGCATCTAGCAGAGTCGGGGTGCTGGAAGCCTACAGGCAGTCTCACGGGATTCTCTGTCAATGTGCATGCTGTAAGGGGTTTGAAGCCCTCGCCGCCTACGAGGCGAGTAAGAAATAAAACGTAATACTAATACAATAATTATGAGTGAACTGGATTCAGATATTAAAAAAGCATCGGATTATGTGAATGCTAATTTTTTTAGCCCAAAAACCCATCTTGCTATAGGCATCCAAAATGACTTTAAGAGAACGTATATAGACGGAATGCATTGTGAGAGGAAAAATAGCAATGAACTGCGCCTGATGCTCGCTAAGGTCATGGGCAAGATCGTTCGGGAGGGCGATGGCTGGCAGGACGAAGTGTTCACGGAAGCGGAATCGCTGCTTAAACGTCATGGAGTTACTATTTGATATGAATGACATTGAATTAAGAAAAATTCTCCCGTTTTTGTTTGAGCGCAACAAGCGCGCTGCCGTGTTCCTGGCTAATACGGTGAAAGGATCGCGCGTCTGGACGGAGGATTTAGGTTACTGGTGCGAAAGCACGATGCGCGGGAAAGATGGGGGAGTGATAATTCCGTTGCTTGGCGGCATTCGCGTCATCCTCCCGGAATCCGATGGATTTAAAGAAGAAACATACCAAGTTAGCAGATTCGATTGATATGACTACAATAGACTCACCAAAGGTCATGGATGTGTTCGCCAGGATGTTCCCTGGCTATGATGGAATGTATTCCAGAATAGAGGCTGAGATTAAAAATCAAAGGATTGCATGGGCTCGAAAGGTGGAGTCCGACGTTGAGGCGTTGATGGCGGCAAACCCTGGAACCGATCCCCATCATATCCTGATGACTCAGCAATTCGGATTGCCGTTTGGAGAATATTCAATTCGGTTATTTACACCTGATGAACTTCTGGAATTATCTCTTTCATCATCGCAACTATAAAATTAATATTATGGAAGAAAATTACCTACCGTCACGTTCAATGGAGAGTATTACGGTCTATGTGGAGAGCGCGATTGAAACCGGCGATCTTGGAATGACTCCGATAAATCTCAAGGACATCGTGTTTCATCTTCGCAATAACATGAAAATTAACAAAGGTATGAGCGACGAGATGCTTGCATCGATTAAGGTAAGGGAGGACTTAAGGGCGGAAATAGAAGCAAAGACAAAAATGCTCAACGAGCTTGGGGGGTCGCTTGAGAGTGCGGCACAGACTCAGCGCGGCATGCAGGTGACAATCGATCAGTTGGAGAAGGATTACGCTGATCTGAGGCAAGATCGGGATGTCAGCGAGCATGCGCTCAAGCTGTCGATTCGGACGATTATCGAAGCAATTAAATAACGAAATACAATTATGGAAAAAGAAGAAGTCAAGCATGCCGCTATTGCGCTACCGGCTTACACGCGAGAGGCTAGGGATAGATATGAGAAGAGCTTGGATGTTATCGAGAAGCTGCCGGATAGCGTCCCTCATGGCAATACCATGCTGGCCGTTCAGATTGCCCAAAGTGATTACATCATTGTAATGCTTGAGCAGCTTGTGTCTCAAAATCACCTCGCGCTTTCGATGATGGGGGAGGCGCGGAGCGCGGCAACTGAAGTGAGGGTTGAAGGAAAGCTGCCTGATCCCCCTGAGTTTCCGTAAGTGTAAGGACTAAAATAGTATTGCGCAAAAAATATGAAATGCTATTTCATTTCTTGGTTGTGGAAAGATGATGATGAAGAAATGGAGATTCAAAATTCCGTTTGGAAGGGAGAGTTGTCTTGCTTCATCATGTTAAAGAAACGTGAGGCTGATGAAAAACACATGAGGGACTTGGAGTTCTCCAGGGAGCGACACCCCCTCATGCGCCCCAAGCCGATTGGCTTTACTATCGTTTCTGCAATTCAGGTTCCTGAGTCCGAATATATGACTCTGGAAGCCGCCATTAAACAATAACAAATAACGAAAAATGACCGACACCAATACCGCCGCACCGCACAACCCCCTGGCCCTCCCTGGTCAGAAGATCGTCTCTACCGGCAAGACGAACGCCGTCAAGGACACCAAGGCCCCGGCGCAGCCCGCCAACGCCAGCCGCGACATCGAAAAGCCTTCCCCTGCAATCGCCCCTCTTGACCCTAAGAAAGTCGCTGAGGCCAAGGCCCTGAAGGCGAAGCTTGATGCCGCTAAGAAGCCATTGGCCGATAAGCCCAAGGCGGCAAGAAAACCCAAGCCGGAAGCTAAGAAAAATTCGGCCAAGCCCAAGCCCGAAAAGAAGACGAATGTTTCGAAGAAGGATTCGAAGCCTGAAGCTAAGAAGCCTGTCGTAAAGTCCACCGAGAAGGCCCCTCGCGCCACCACCAAAATCACTCCGAACCTGACTCCCGAAAAACAGGCCAAGATTGACGAACTGATTCGGGAGCGAGCGAAGTTCGAAAAGGACTCGAAGGAATACGCTGCGCTCTCCCAGAAGATTCGCGTTCTTCGCAACCCCGAAGGCGTCAAGGAATCGAATGGTAAGCGGCGGGAGACTCAGAACGAGTGGCTGCGGAACAAGTATGCCACCGATTCCGAGTTCCGGGAGAAGCAGGTGAAGGCGGTTCGCAGTTGGCGGAAGAAGAACCCTGATCGCGTGGCTTCCTACAACTCCAAGAGGAAGAAGTCTCCCCAGTTCCGTGGCGCGACGAAGGTTCGCAATACAATCATTGGTGGGCTGAGTCGCCCAAAGACGAATTGCGGCCCCAAGCGGGACGCAAAGGCGTTCACTGGCCTCGTCGGCTGCACGCGCGAGACGTTCCAGAAGCATATTGAGTCGCAGTTCTCCAAGGGCATGACCTGGGAGAATAAGGGCGAAAAGTGGACGGTCAGCTTTAAGGCTGAACTCTCCAAGTTCGACCTCACGAAGGAAGAGGAAATGAAGAAGGCTGCGCATTACAAGAACGTTATCGTTGTTGCCTACGAATAAGAAGTAATCTCACCACCACACCACGCACCATGAATAAAAGCACAACTCCGTTCCTTACTGAAAAGCAGAAATCCGAAAAGCATATCGAAACCCGAGATAAGGTCAGGAAGCTTTCGGATGAAAATATTCAGACCAAGCCTGCTTATGTCACGCGATAATAGAATGTGTCGCGTGACGTTCACGCCTCGTCGGCTGACGATTGAGGGTAAGCCAACGGCAGAGGCAACAATGCCGATTCGCTACAACTACCCTGGAGGAATGAACCGAAAGGAGTTTCGGATCGCCATGCGAGAGGCCAAGAAAAAGGCCCATCGTCTGGGCCGCATGCTCGATAGCAGGGCTTCGGATGAAGCTGAATCTGCCGTCGCAGGAACGAAATAAAATTTCTAAAAATTCCTGTTGACGTTCGAATACAATTCGGTATGTTGAATCCGACTCGAAGCATTGACGAGTATAAAACAGGCGGTCGTAGCTTGCGCGACTTGAAATAGGAATAGAGAAGGTTAACCCCTTCCGAGGACAAGCATAAGGGGTTTTAATTTTGTTCTTTGTAATTTCCGTTAGGAAAAAAGTTGGGTATTGCAACGCTGTTTTATCGTGGATGTGATTTGCTCGGTTACTCCAGATATTTTCAGTGGTTAAGACCATCACCCGAATCCGTAATTGCATAAAAGCGGAATCCAAATCCGTTCAGAGAATGGTTCCCCTTTCCCATTCAAAAGAACTTGTCCTCTCACCGGCACGGACAGCGTAACAAATAAGCGGGTTTGATTTGATTTAGAGGATGCGACGAGAGGCTAAAGTCGGCTAGGAATGAGAAAACAGCATTCCGTTTTAAAGTATAGGAGTCTTACGGGAACACGGTATCGCAGGTTCGAATCCTGCTCCTCTAACAATTTCTGTTCCCGGCGCGATAATGCGTGGAGGGTATCTGGCATGGAGGGAGGCGCGCTGGGAACAGATTCGAATTGGTGAAAGTCGTCATGTGAAGATACCTAGGCATAGGAACCGCATGAAAATTCGAATCGACAAGTAACCAGACCTTAGCAAGTCCTGTAAACTGCTTACCCCTGACCGCCTTGAAGAAAGGCCAGGGGATTTAATTTCGCAATGCGATAACGAATAGTTTGAATACACTATCCAAAAGGTTCCGGTTCCGTGGGCACCGAAAGAGCGGGCGCACTGTAACGGCGGGCGCGAAAGCCATTAGCCTAACCGGTTTGCCGGGCAACTGTGGTGATTAGGAAGACGACGCGAACGTCAACGCCGTGTGTGGCATGGGGTTGCCAACAACCCAAAAAGGTTCCCGTCAGAACGGTCAGACATCATTCCGTCCGTATGGGTCAAAACCGGTAGAAATCTGCAATGGTTAATAGCCAAAGCGGAATTTCTACCGGTTTTTCTTTTTCTTGCGCTAACCTTTTCAGACCGCTTAACTTGCCTCGACATGAGTGCGGCACCTACCCCCTATAATCCGAGTTACAACTTTTCAGGATTCCAGGCGACGAATCCCACTACTCCACTTCCGGCGCAGAAGCTTGATACTGAACTCTATAACGTTTCTACGGCGACGAAACAGACGATCACGCGCCTCGCGTTGCTGCAACGAGACGATGGCGTTCTATCTAACGGAATTGTTACTCTCTCTTCGCTCGCTACCGACGTTTCCGCGCTGATTTCAACGTCGTTCAATTATCGTGGGGTATGGGTTACGGCCACGCACTACGCCTATAAAGACTTTTGGACTCACCCAACCTCTGGCACGACTTACGTTGTCACGAATACGGGTGGATATACCTCCCGAGCTACGCCCGCTATGGACATCGCTGCGGGCGACGTTCAGGCATTCGTTACCGGGAATCCCCCTCCTACTGATGCTGGTGGGATTCCGTATGGACGAGGTTACTATAACGTCCTCGACTTCGGGGCGGCTGGGGATGGCTCCACGGATGACTCTGCTGCCTTTCAGGCTGCTATCGATGCGGCGGGCTCCTCCCCTACGGCGAAAAGCGTGTTCGTCCCGAACACCAGCGGAGGATATGCATTCGGTTCAACTGTGTTCATCCCTGGCGGGGTTTACGTCTACGGGTCGAACTACAAGGGCGGCAGGCTCAGCCGAATCAAACCCACGCCATCCAACTCCGATCCATTTTTCCGCACTAAGGACTTCGGGGTAACTCGCCAGGGCAAGATGGGGGTGATCGGGTTGACGTTGGACGGTTCCAGCACAACTCTTGTTGCGCTGGACTTTTTCTGCCAGGAGAGCGTGATTCGCGATTGCTCCATTTACGAGTGCTGGACTTACGGAATAAGAATTGGCGGGATCAATAACGCCACCACTGACGGGCTCGCTCTGAACAACTGGATTGAAAACAATTTCATCCATTCCGCTTCAGCGCATTTTTACGACGGAATCCTGTTAGATACCTACGGCGCGGATACTTTCGTTCGTGGTAATTATATTGAAAATTGCACGAACTGCGGGATTAGATCCTTCAGCTATAACGATACTATCTGCAACAACCATATCTACAAGGTAACGACCCATTACCGTTCTGAAACTGCGGCTGACAAGAATATTCTTGGTAACTATTTCGAAAACTGCGATGGAACCAGCGTCGTGTTTGCGGCTGGCGCGTCCGATCTTGGGACTATTGCCGGATGCCTAATTTCGAACGTGTTTCGTAATGTTAATAAGGGCGGGACTGGCTCCGGGGTCGTGGAGTGCGATACGGCCAATATCGATAATTTGGTTATTTCTAATAACGTCGTTCGGCGCGATTCGGCAACTAGCTATGCTACCGCCTACTTCGTCTATTTCAATGGCGTTACTCCCACCCGAACGCGAGTTTTTGCGAATACCTGGGCGACGGGATGCGTTACGACCAGTGAAGCCAATGTAAAGGGCCTCGGGTATGATTCGGACGGCAGGGGCGGCACGACGGCCCCCTCTATCACCGCTGGGACGGGTGCGGGAACCGCCCCTACGGTCAGCGTTACGGGAAATGGCCGTGGTGGGCAAATCAGCATCACGACGGGGACTTCTCCATCTACCGCCGCAACTATCGCGACGATGACCTATGCGACTGCCTATAGCGCGGCCCCTAGTGCTGTGGTGATTACCCCGGCCAACGCTGCCACGGCGGCTCTCACAAGCGCGGCACCCTATATCTCAGCTTCCAATGCGGGTAACTTCGTGATGACCAGCAACGCGAGTGCGTTGACGGGTTCAACGGCCTACAAATGGAATTACAGTGTCATTCCCTAAATGAACGAAGATAGAAAGCGGTTAGTGGATAATAAGGGTATCGAGTGGGGATACCGGGGGATTGTGTTCTTGGTCTTGATAGCGCAGCTTTGGCTTTCCAGCCATTACGTGACTCGGGAGGAGTATAAAGAATACATGGAACAGAATGAGAATCGTATTCGGAAGGTGGAGGATGCGATTCTTCGAATGACAACCCAGCAGGCCCTTGCTGAAATTCAGCGGAGCCAGATAATCGACCATGAAGCCAGATTACGCAGCCTTGAAAATCGCCCTCAATCATATGCGCACTAACATCATTATTATTGCTATCGTTGCTGTTCTGTGTGGTGGATGCGCTTCCTCTACGAAGCTATCTAAGGCCCCGGCTGAGGAAACTGACGAGCATGTCACAAAGGGACAGGAAGAAATCAGGAAGGCGAAGCCGATTGTCCGCGACATAATCAATAACGGCGTGCCCGCCCATTCCGAAAAGGCTAAGGAGGTTGCGGCCCACCTTGAGCTTGGGGACAAAGAGCTTTCATCCGCGCTGAAGACCAATGCTGAAAACAAAGAAGAAATAGACAGAGGAAATGAAATCATCGCTTCTCAGATCTCAAAGATAGCCAAATTCGCTACGATTATTTTCTTTGTCGCGCTTGGCGGCGGGATTGTGTTTTGGGGGGTCAGGACTTTCGTGAATGTATCGGCTCAAGCGAGTAAAATAACGGGCATGACCGGATTAATAATCAATTTCATTATTGGAATTATTCCACTTTCCGATCTGCTTGGATTTGTCGCTCTGATCGCATATTCTGGATTGGTCTGGATTGCGTATAAACTGTTCGGATGGATTCTGTAATACAATGAAGAAAACAATAAAATACATCAAACGTCATTCGGTTCCGATGGCATTCATCTTGGCCGCTGTTTTCGTTTACTTCGCTTCCATCTTCGCGATTCACAGTGCGGACGCGAACGCCGGGGTATTCGATTCCGGCTTTCTGATGCGGCCTGTTCTAGGGTCGATCTATCTGTTCGGAGTTGTTTCTCTGGTATGGATCGTATGGGAGCATTGCTTCCCAACGTTGAGCGATTACATTGAATTAGAAACGTTCAAGACAGATTTTTACAATCTTCTCCCTGAGTGGCGTATCGTCATAACCCTCGTCAGCATCATCATCATTCTGTTATGCGTTCTTATCTGCATGTGGCTTGTGCCTGTCTCTTAGTCGTTTCGGCATTCGGTTCGGATAGGAATGAAATCCTGGATACCGCGCGATCCTTAATCGGAACTACCGAGGCAACCGGAAACAACGATGGCCCTGCCGTGGACGCTATTCTGTCCTCTGTCGGATTGGAGGGAACCGGCGCGCCGTGGTGTGCGGCGTTCAACCGGCGCGTCTATGATCTTGCCGGATTCCGTGATAAGGCCCCCAGGAGTGCATTGGCGGCTGATTGGGTTCGCAACCCCACATGGAAACGCGGAACTGGACAACCCCCCCTCCCTGGCGATCCTTGGGGCATCTACTTCCCAAGCAAAGGCCGTGTGGCCCATACCGGATTGGTGGAGAAGTGGGGGGACTCGGTAGTTGTCACGATAGAGGGCAACACGGCTCCCCAGGCCATACCGGGATCGCCCCAGGATAGGGATGGCGATGGGGTATGGAGGAAGCGGCGAATCAAAACTCAAATCTACGCCGTTCAAAATTGGCTTAATTAACATTTATTTATGTGCAACCCCGAAGCGATGCAAGGTATCATGCGCCAAGTTCAGGCCCTTGGTGGATCAACTCCCGTTCAGCCTAACCCCAAGGCAATCCCGTCACTCATTCCGTCCGGGGTTGGCGCGTCTACAGCCGCCCAAAACGGCATGCCTCCTACCCAGGGAGGCCCCCAGATGATCGCTGGTCAAGCGATGGGCATGCAGCCCCAGCCTCAAGTTCAAATCCCCCAACAGCCAGCCATGCCTAGCGCGATGGGGCATGCCCCTGCGGCCCCTGGAGGCCCTACGCCCCCCGCTGACGCTATCCGCCGCATGGTTGATGGCGGCAGGGCTCCGCAGGGCCGGGGGATGATGAAGGGATAAGCTATGCCTGACGCTAAGCAGGCCGTCGAAATTCAGAAGGCTATCGCGGCTCAAAAAGCCACGCTTGAGGCCGCTGAACGTCGGCGGCGATTTCTTGCTGCAAGAGACGATTACATTTCGTTCGTTCAGTTGATGATGCCTGACTCATTCGAACAGGGGAACATCAACAAAAGCCGTTATCATGTCGCCCCGTTTCATCGCCTGCTATCCCAGCAGTTAATGAAAGTGGAGAAGGGAACTGCCCCCAGAACGATCATTGTCATGCCCCCAGGCCACGGCAAGAGCGAGCTTGGTGCAAAGAAATTCATACCCTGGTTTATCGGACGTGACCCCTATAGGCATGTCATGTTCGCTGGGTATTCCGATGACTTTGCTGGGGTCACTGGGCGCACTGTCCGAGATACCCTCTATGATCCGCTCTATCGACAGGTTTTCCCGACCGTGAGTCTAGCTAAAGGATCAACCTCCTCGCAGTTTTTCAAGACGACGGAAGGCGGAGAGTCTTTCTTTACTGGCGTTGGAGGCTCCGCGACAGGTCGGCGGGCACATCTTCTTATCATTGACGATCCTATCAAGAATGCGGAGGAGGCGAAGAGCTTGAGCGAGCGGGATAAGCTGTGGGATTGGTTCACTAAAGTCGCCATGACTCGGTTAGCGGATATGTCGGCAAGAGTTATCATCATTCAAACTAGATGGCATGAGGATGATTTGATTGGTAGGTTGACCGATCCTAATAACGATCATTACGACAAGAAAACAGCCTCTCAGTGGGAGATTTTCGAGATACCCGCAATCGCTGGTGAGAATGACTGCATGGGAAGAAAGCCGGGGGAAGCATTGTGGCCGGAGCGATTTCCTATCGAGACGCTTGAGACGAACAAGCGGATGGATCGCGCTGGTTTTGAGGCGTTGTTCCAGGGGAGGCCTAACCCCGAGGATGGCGAGTTTTTTAAAAAGGAAAATTTTCGCTATTACACCCCAGACGAATTGCCGGATAATCTAATGCGTTATTGCGCATCGGATCACGCTGTTTCCGAGAAACAGACTCGGGATTCCACTGTGTTATTGCCTTTCGGACTTGATGAAAATGATGATATTTACATCCTGCCCGACGTGTTCTGGCATCGCGCTAAAACCGATGAAGTTACCGAGGCCATTTTGTCCATGATGCAGCGACACAGCCCGCTGTGGTGGGGTGCTGAGAACGGTCATATCAGCAAGGCTATCGGGCCGTTTCTTCGAAAACGGATGTCCGAAACTAGAACGTATTGCAATATTCAGGAATTAACTCCGTCCAAGTCTAAGATGACGCGAGCCCAGCCGATTCAGGCTCGTATGGCTATGGGCAAGGTCTTCCTTCCTAAGGATGCGCCATGGCTGGAAAAAGCAGAGCGTGAACTTCTTATGTTTCCAAATGGGAAGCATGACGATTTCGTTGATGCTATTTCATGGGCCGGTATTATGTTGGATCGCCAATTTGGGGCAGTTTCGGAAGAAAATAAAAGTATTGAGAAAGAACCTGTTCCCGGCACATTTGAATGGATAAAGATGAGCGACGAACAGGAAAAGGCTCGTCTACAAACCTCGTTAAAAGATGGATATTGAACCGAATAATAATGCTGCGGCTGCTGGTGATCCCGCTGCGGCTCAAACAGTTTCTCCGGTTCCCCCGCTGAATATTCAACGAGAGGAGCCCAATCCTGAAAAGGCGCGCGCTGCGCTTGTTGAGAAAAAGCAGAACGATATTAAGCGAGCCAAGGGCTTCTTTAATAAGACGTTCAAGCAGATGCATCGCGATCAGAGTTTCTTGCGCGGTCGTCAATGGACTTCCGATCCTGAAAACGAGGAGAAATACATTGCGAACATTACACAGCGTATTATTCAGCAGAGGACTTCTGCGCTTTACGCCAAAGACCCAACATGCATTTGCCGTCGTCGCGAGATTCTTGATTTTGAGATTTGGGATGGTGAACGTTCATCGCTTCTTCCTTTGCAGAAGGTAATGAACCCCCAGCCTCAGCCCATGCTGGATCAGAACGGTCAGCCAGTTATTGATCCTATGACCGGCGCGCCTGCAATGCTCCCCCCGCCTCCTCCCGACCCTCAGAGTCTCGCTCTTCTGGCTGACCTTCAGCAGGGAACGGCTCGTCGGTTTATGATGGATCGAATTGCGAAAACTGCCGAAATCGTTTTCAAGCATCAGATGGATGCGCAGTTTCCGCCGTTCAAGAAATCCATGAAGCAGATGGTTCGCAGGACGTTAACTAATTCCGTTGGGTATGTGAAAATCGGATACCAGCGTTTTCTTGAGCGTCGTCCTGAAGACCTTGAGCGCATGAACGATATTACAACTCGTCTTGCTGAAATAGGTAGAATCGAAGCCGACATTAAGGACGGCAAGATTCAAATGGAAGATTCTGAAGTGGAACACATGAGAATCGAATTGGAGGCTCTTCAGAGTAGCCCCCAAGATCACGTTTCCCGTGAGGGATTGGTGTTCGACTTCCCGAAATCGATGCATATCATCGTTGATCCTCTTTGCACGAATTTAAGTGGGTTCGTGGGGGCTCAGTGGGTTGCGCAAGAATACTATCTTGATCCTGACGACATTAAAGAGATTTGGAAGAAGGACGTTGGGGCAGTTGCTACGAAATACTATACCAACGATCAGGGTCAGTATGTGGCTTCTCAGAACGATAGCGATCTGAATAAAAAGGCTCCGAGCAGGGTTCTTGTTTGGGAAGTCTATAACAAAAAAGACAAGTTGGTTTATTGGGTGGCGGATGGATACAAGGACTTCCTTGAAGAGCCGCGCCCGCCCCGCGTGTCGCTTCGCCGGTTTTGGCCCTGGTTCTCGCTTGTCTTCAATGAGGCTGAGAATGAAAAGGACATCTATCCCCTTTCTGACGTGTCGCTCTTGCGCCCCATGCAGCTTGAGTATAATCGAGCCCGCAACGGCCTTCGCGAGCATCGGTTTGCGAATCGCCCCGCCACGGTGGCAGCGCACGGCGCGCTTGATCCCAAGGATGAACAGAAGCTCCAGGACTTCCCGGCGAACGCCTTGATTAAACTGAAGATTCTCAATCAGGGCCAGAAAATCGATGACGTTCTTCAGGTTCTTAAGCGTCCCCCTATTGATCCGAATGTTTATCAGACCGCCGATATTTGGGATGATATTCAGCGGGTAAGCGGCTCTCAGGAGGCGAATCTTGGCGGCACGACTTCTGGTGTTTCCGCTACGCAGAGCGGTATTGCTGAGTCCAGCCGGATGTCATCCATTGGATCGAATGTGGACGAGTTGGAGGACTTGCTTGCGGAGCTTTTTGGAGCGGCTGGAGAAATTCTGTTTGCGGAAATGTCTGCGGATACGGTTCGGAAGATCGCCGGTATTGGTGCCGTGTGGCCCGACATGAGCCCTCAGGATATTCAGGACGAGCTTTACCTCACCGTTGAAGCGGGTTCCAGCGGTAGACCCAATAAGGCGGTCGGGATTATGAATCTCGAAAAGCTGGCTCCGCTTATTATGCAGATTCCAGGCGTTTCGCCTGAATGGCTGCTTAAGATTTTCGTTCAATACCTGGATGAAAAAATGGACCCTACCGACGCGGTTATTGATTCCGTTCAAAGCATTGTTTCGATGAACAGGAATGCTCAACCCGCTGGCCCTGGTGCTAACGTCGCGTCTAGTGATCCCCACATGCAGGGGCCTAGTGGGAATATGCCCCCCGGATCAATGCATCATGCCCCCGGAGGTGGTGCCACTCCCCAGGGCGAAGCGCGCCCCGGATCGCCATCGCTAAACAAAACATTTTCAGGCCCCGCCCCAGGGTCAACGCCGCCTAATCGCTTCGTGAATCCTGGGCAGGTATGAAACGTAATGTAATCTCCATCAGGGATTTACATTGACGAAACCCTACACCAAAGTAAAACACCACTATGTCCGCAGAATATAAAGACGATAACAATGTTGCCTCTTCGTCGGTGGCTTCAAATTCCGGCGCGGACGCCGGGAGTATCACGCCTATTCAGGGTGGCGAAAGCCAGAATCAGGACACTCAAGGCGCGCCCGCAACAACGCCGACTTCGGGCAGCGGCAAGCCAGACGCACCCCAACTCAGTGACGTGGTTCATCGCGCGCTGGGAGGGGAAGGGAACTCGTCTGATCCCGCAAGTAAGAAGGATGGAGCGCAGAAGCCCGAAACCGGGACGAACCCGGATGGCACGAAAAAGGATGGTGCCGATCCGAAGAATCCGGTTGACGAGCAACTGAACAACCACCCTCGCTTCCGCGAAGTCATCGCGCAGAAGAACGAGCTTAAGAAACAGGTCGATACGCTTCAAGGTCAACTCACCGACTACCAGAATATCACGTCGTTCATGTCTAACCAGAATCTTTCTGGCGATGATGTCACGAAGGGCTTTGAGATTATGGCGTTGATGAAGAGCGATCCTATTAAGGCACTCGAATTACTGTCGCCCTACATCACGCAGCTTCAGCAAATCGCGGGGGATATTTTGCCCCCCGAAATTCAGGCGCGCGTAGATGCAGGCGAGCTTTTGCCCGCCGATGCGCAGAGACTCGTTAGGAGTCAGAACCAGACTGCTATTATTGCGAACCGCGAAAGACAGATGCGCGAGCGATTTCAGCAGACGGCTCAAGATGCCGAGTTTCGTCAGACCACGGAAGCGGTCAACGGCGCGCTCGGAGCGTGGGAGGAGCGGATGCGCAAAATCGATCCCAATTACGCCCAGGTCGAACCCTTTTTCCTGGAAGCGATCCGTAATGCCTTTTCGAGCAAACTTCCGCGAACCCCGCAGGATGCCGTTGATGACGCCAAACGCATCTACGAGGGGGTAAGCAACCGCCTTCGGAAGATGTTGCCCGCACGTCATGGCATTGCTCCGCTTCCTAGTTCGACAGCATCCTCTAATACCGCTTCGGCTCAACCTGAAACGGCCCTTGCGGCAGTTCAGTTGGCCTTGCGGCAAGGTAAATAAAATCAATGGCATTCACCGCACAAGAAGTCTCGAACGCTGCGGCGGCGGTTCTTCAGTTCTATCAGACTGGCCCTTTCAAGAGTCAGACGATCCAGAACAAGCCGCTGCTCAAGCAGCTTGAACAGAATCAAAAGACGTTCTCTGGTGGCAATGGGACGATTAGTATTCCCGTCAAGGGCAACTACACGACCACCATCCAGGGCTATAATACCTCGGATGTCGTCTCTTACGCGAATCCGGCCAATGGCCTGCGCGCCGTCTATAAGTGGTATGAAATCCACGGCGGCGTTACCATGACCGAAACCGAACTGAAAATTAACGGTCAGTCGGTTACGGACGAAATGGGCAAGGACATTTCCGATCATTCGGGTCGTGACGAACAGGTTCTCACCGACCTTCTGAAGGACAAAATCGAAGACATGATGGAAGGCATCGCGCGCGGCAAGCAGGCGATGTATTGGGCTGACGGAACCCAGGACGCCAAGCTCGTCCCTGGCATCACGTCCCTTATTACCGATACCCCCAACCTTGGAACGACTGGCGGCATTGACCGCTCTATTGCTTCGAATTGGTGGTGGCGGTCGAAGGCGTATGTCGGGACTGGCGCGAACGCAACTGGCGCGAAGATCACCTCTTCCACGTCGCTTCAGACCCTCACGCAGTTCATTACCACGCTGTATCGGCAGCTTCGCCGTTATGCGCAGGGTAGCCCGAACTACGGCCTCTTCGCCGGCTCCGCCTTCCTTGACCTCCTGAACGCGGAAATCCGCGCTAAGGGGTTCAATTCGATGAGTGGCTGGACTTCGAAGAGTGCCACTGACATCAGCATCGCGGACATCAACTTCAATCCCCTCGGGACGTTCGTTTACGATCCTTCCCTGGACGATATGGGGTATGCTGACCGCTGCTACTTCATCGACCTCAATGCAATCAAACTCCGGCCTATGGTCGGGGAAATCGACAAGACCCGCAATCCGGCTCGTCCGTTCAATCAGTATGTGCTTTACAAGGCGCAGACCTGGACTGGCGCACTCGTCGCGGATCAACTCAACACTTCCGCCGTCGTTCAGGCTGCTTAAGCCCTAGCGACAGGAAAATAGATGGCCCCGAAAGGGGCCATCTTCACTTAAACAAACCAACCACCCCACACCACTATGGAAGTTGCAGACATCATGCTCCAAATCAACAGCGGCGAATCTCGTAATATTATTCCGAAATTTGACGTTACTCCCGCTGAGGTCGTTGTTCTACGTGCGATTCACGGAATCGCCTCCGTCACGAACATCAAGATCAAAAGCGTCACCAACGACGGCAAGGACATTTCCCGACGCTCTCACGTCTGGGAGCGCAGCCGACTCATTTCTCGCTATCAACGCGCCCCCGGTGCCATGCAGAGCTTGGAGGGGTCTTTCAACGGTGGATCCCCCGAAACTTTCGATGCCAGTTATCGAAATCTGGTCACCCATCTTTTCCCTGGGGTTAATCCCATCCTCCCCATCAAATTCAAGGACATCGAACAGGTTACCGTCCAGGATGACGGCGGGATCAATATCGATGATGGTTCCGGTGATGTTCAGGTTGGTGTTGCAACCGACCAGGAGAACTCCCCCAAGCCGGAACAGGAAGAGCTTGAGCATGACCGTGAGTCTGGAGACATTCAGGCGGAAGCTCAGGCCGAACAGGAGGCAGCTTCGCAATCCGAAGGCGCGCCTTCTTCTAAGCCTGCGGTTCGCCCCCGCCGCCGTCGCGCTTCCGCAGAATAAACTAAAAAAAAATAACGTTATGGCAATAGGAACGCCGCTCAGCGAATTGGTAGACCAGTTTAGAATGGAGATTAACGCATCTACTCAGGTCGGGCAAGGCCTGAGCGCGCTTCCTAAGTTTCGTTATTTGATTAAGCGCAGCCAGGAGGTCGTTTACGACGATTACAATTGGCCGCACATTCAGGTAGATTACGACGTTCCAATTAATACAGGACAGCGGTATTACAGTTTCTCGACTGCCGTCAATCCGTTTAAGGTGTTTGATACGGCGGTCAATTATAACAATCGGTGGTATCCCGTTGGCTATGGAATTGGGCCTGCTGAATACAATATCTCAAACCCCCAGCTTCACCAAAGCCAAGACCCAATTCGTCGCTGGCGTCGTTACAACGACCTCACTACAGGTCAACAGCAGTTTGAGGTTTGGCCGGTTCCAATTACCCCGTCCTATCTCCGATTCAGGACTTTGCAGGCATTGCCACCGCTGATTGCGGAAACTGACGTTTGCGTGATCGATGATAAGCTTATCGTCATGTTGGCAGCAGCCGAATATCTCACGTCGCTTGGAGATAAGTCGGCCCCCCTCAAGCAGCAGGCCGCGCGCGCGCTATACGCCTCCCTGAAGGGTAATTACGATGACATTCAAACCTCCAAACTTGGAGGTATGCCGCCCACTATGCAGGAGCCTGACAGGGCTGTAGAAAACGCTTGGTTCCCGCTGATGGCAAGAGGAGCTTAAAAAATGGCATATCTTTTAATTGAAAATTTCAAGGGTGGCCTTGATTCGCGCCGGGGGCTTCTGACCTCAAAGGCCGGGACGCTCCACAAGATAGCCAACGCCCATATTACCCGAGGCGGCGAAATGGAGCGTCGGCGCGCTTTCGTGAAATACTCCGATCTTCCCGCAGCACAAACGTTCGGCCTTCATTCGGTTGATGGTAACATTTACGTCTTTGGTTCTTCCTACAGCCCCAGCGTTCCGCCTGGGGTAAATTATCAGCAGTTGATTCACCCGGACGGCGTGACTCAATTAAATGCGATTATTTCTACCGATAACTTTAATGGTGCCATCTACGCAATTGCGCGATTCGCTGATGGAGCAATTTACCATTACTATGACGGAAAGAGGGTAACGTCATGGGACACCATCGTTGACGAGACGGTCACTCCTGTTGCCAGCAACTCTGACATTGCCACCTATCTCGCTTCCCTTATCGATGCGGATTCCAACTTTTCCGCTACCGCAACAGGAAATGACATTCAGATTACCGCTTCGGCCACAAACACTCCGTTCACGGCAACATTAACGGCCACGGCCGGAGGTTCCGGGTCGCCTACGTTATCCCAATCAGCCGTTCAATCCGCCGCCGCCGCCATAGCTGAAGTTCTCGCTAGAACCGGGAATATGAACCCTTTCGGGACTGGTGTTGGCGGATACAGTTCATTCCGAATCAACGGGCAGGAAGTCCTTGGCAGCAGCATTTCCCTGCACGACGAAAGTAACGCCGGTAACAATCTTTCCGGCAGGGTTAATTCGTATCAGGGAGTCTATACCTGCGTCCCTCTGGGAAGCCCATGGTATTTCCAAGCCAAGCCTGGGAGCGGGGCAACCCCTAACGGCTATGACGTTTACTTCAACTCTTTCCGAGACGTTCCAACCACCTGGGGTGATCCTAGCGTGTCTAGCGCGCAATACGGGCTCGTAGGCAATGGGGGAAGGTGTGGGACGTTCTACGGTGGCGTTGCGCCTGTTGCCGCCGCCGCCCAGGTGACCAAGGTTACTGTCGGAGGAACGTTTGATTTCGATAACGTTTATACTATTCAGCTAAACATTCCATCCACAAGCTATAGCGCGACTTTTACTGTTACGCGAAAATATAATTCAGAAAACAACACGGCAGTAGCTCAATCGCTAGCCCGCAAGATCAATCTTGATCCCAAGGTTTACGCTAGTTATCTGGATTCCCGCGTAATTGTAACGGCAAGGCAAAACAATTACGAATTTGACCTTACGACCTCTTTTTCGAATGGAACAAACGGTTCCATTGTCATGTCTAAGGCAACCCTTCAGGCAACGTCTGCAACGCAGCCAAAAATCATGTCCGTTTCGATTGGCGGCGGATATGCGAGCGGTAATAAATATAACGTTCTAGTCAGCAGCACCACCCAGGCCTACAACCAGATGTATAGCACCATCGGTCAGGCAACTGGGATGGGAACGGTTTGCAAGACGTTCGGAACTAAGATGTATGTCGAGGCGTCGAACATCCTGTGGTTCTCGCAAATCAACGACCCAACGAAATTCGATTTGATCCAAACGAATGGCTCCGGGTTCATCAACATGAGCAATCAGGACGCCGGTTCCGAAATCCTTTCCGGCCTTGGCGTCTATCAGGGCCGTCTTGCTGTTTTCGCCAGGAGAACCACTCAGGTATGGTCTATCGATGCCGATCCAACCAAGAACGCGAAAACTCAGACCCTTTCTAACATCGGAACTGTTGCCGCTCGCAGTATCGTAAATTACGGCGACTTGAATCTATTCTATCTTGCCGATATTGGAATTAGATCGCTAGTCCCCCGCGATGCGTCCAACAACGCCACGATTTCTGATGTTGGGACGAATATAGACAATATAGTTCAGTCTAACGTGTCCACGCTCGACCCAGATTTAGCGGCTAATGCCTGCGCTATCATGGAGCCGATTGATGGTAGGTATTGGCTAGCGGTTGGGTTGGAGAACTACGTCTACAGCTACTTCCCGAATGGCCAAATTTCTGCTTGGTCTACCTACTACCCAGGATTTGTTATTGAACAGATTGTTTATTGCGGAGGTTTGATTTATGTCCGCAGCGGAGATTCGATTTATGCCTTTGGAGGAAGGGACGGACAGACGTATGATGATTGCAGAATTGAAATTGAATTACCGTTCCTTGATGGCGGTAAACCTGCGAACATTAAAAAACTGACGGCGTTCGATATGGAGTGTCAGGGGACGTGGGACATTTATATTGGATGCGATCCGTCCAACCCTGATGCGAAGCAAAAGATTGGGACTGTTACTGGAGAGACCTATTCCCTCCTTTCAATCCCAGCCGAAGGATTGGGAACGCATATCGGAGTTAAATTGGTGAATACAACCCCTGGATACGCTAGGGTTGGAAATATGGCTGTTCACTTTCAGGATTTAGGAGACGTTCAATGAGCGAGATTGCAATCAAAGAGGCGAACTATACTGATCTTCTTTTTGTCGCGGAAAACATGCGACTTACGGACAAAAAGGAAATCTATGCCATGCGCTGGTCAGACGATCCCGCTATGCTGGCTCGCGATGCGCTTACCGTATCTCCTGGTATGTCCTGGACGGTTGGAAAGAACGTCCCTATTGCCGCCGTAGGTGTCGCCCCTAAATGGCCTGGGGTTTGGTCTGCATGGATGTTTGCAACCCCTCGATTTGCTGAAGTCGGAATTACGATGACGAAGTTTATTAAAAAGAAAGTAATTCCGATGATTTACGACCATGCCCATAGAGTTGAGGCGATTTCGTGGTCAGGTCATTCTGAGGCTCATAAATGGCTTGAAAGCTTGGGGGCTACGGCAGAGAATCCTTTACGCGAATACGGGAAAAATAAGGAGGATTTTATAACGTTCGTCTGGAGAAAACAAAATGTGCGTATTTAGTGCGGGTGGAGGAGGTGGAGGTAATGATGCGGCAGCCCAACAGCGCGCCGATGAAGAGGCTCGTCAGGGGCGTATTAATACAGGAATGGACAAGATTAACAATCTGTTCACTGGATACGACGATAATTTTTATAACACAAAGGGAACGGAATATAATAATTATTTCACCCCCCAGGTTGAGAATCAATATTCCAATGCTAAGGATAAGCTTCTCTACTCCCAAGCCAATACCGGGAACGTCGGCGGATCCGCATCCAACTACGCAAACTCACAGCTTGCTAAGGAATACTCCCAGTATCTCCAACAGGTTCAGTCCGGATCACAAGACTACATTAACAATGCGAAATCTCAGGTTGCTGGAGTCCGATCTAATTTGGTAGGCCAGCTTCAATCATCCGCCGACCCGTCCTCCATCACCCCGGATGCGTTGAATCAGATTTCCATCCAGAACGTTTCCAGCATGTCCCCTCTTACCGGGCTGTTTAACGACCTGGTCAGCACTTACGGTAATTACAACGCGAATACCGCTCTGACTGGAAACACGAACTCCATTAACAGTTCTGTCAATAGTCTCTTTGGGAACAACGGTAGTTCATCGAAGTCCAGCAAATATATTACGGGATAGTATTCTATGTGTGATCCAGTTTCACTCACTTCCGTTGGGCTCGGAGTCGCTAGCGCGGCTGCCGGAATGGTTCAGCAGAATGCGCAGCAAAGCGCGATCAATAGTGCCAGAGATAATTACAATAGCGAATATAGTAATTATATGGCGCAGGAGCGTCAGCGTCAGTCTGAATTTGATCGCAAAAAGGATTCCACGTTCAACATGAGCGCGGATAACGCCTCGCGCGCGAGTCAGGATCAACAGCTAGCCGATAAGACCGGCAAGCTCGCAACCGCATATACTTCCGCAACCGAAACCACGCTTCCGACTACCCCCCAGACAGCCGCTCAGCAAGCCAACCCGAATAATTCTGTTGGGAATGCAATTGTGGATGCCGCCGCCAACAAATCCAATGCTCTCGCGAAATCCTATATGGATCAGCAGGGCAATGCGAAGGCCGCGCTTGATGCCCAGAAGGGACAATGGGTCGATAATTCGATTTACAATTCCAATCAAGGTAGCCTTCTAAACCTCTACAACAACGAGGCCCAGGGATCGCGCAATGCCTTGAATGTTGAGCTTCAGTCCGCAAACAACAACCTTCAAAACAACCTCTCTGCCGCCCAGTCTAAGGGTGGTGTTTTTGGGCTTCTGGGATCGCTCTTCGGTGCCGCTTCTGGAGCGGTTGGTCGAGGGGCTGGATTAGGAGCGGTGACCCCTACCGTTGGAGCGGTCGCCCCTAAGCTTTTCAGCAGCCTTTCCTCTTCTGTTCCTAGAAGCAACTACCTCGTCAATTTGGATTACGCTGCACCCTATTAATATGCCGATAATTACCATTAACTCTCCCGCCGCAGAAAACGCACGCACTGGCGCGACTCTTGATCGCGGCATTAGCGGAATCGGAAGCGCGCTCTATCCAAACCCGATGCAGCAAGTCGCCCTCCTCTATCGCAAGCAAATGATGGAGCAGAAGGCCGCTGAAGAGGCGCGCAAGCAGCAGGGAGGCCAGCAAATGGGTGATGCCGTAACCACGGCCTCTGATGGCACTCTTTCTCTGGATGGGTCTAAAATCCCAGATCTGTTCCGAACGGGGGCGGTAAGCCCCCAAGCCGCGCCCAATATTCTTGCGCTCGCCAACGGAGGCAAGAGCAACCTGAAACCGATCAACGATTCGGAACAGAAGGACATCAGCAAAAAACTGACCGAACTTCAGCAGCTTTATGCCGCGCAGGATGCACTTAAGGCCAACCCAAACGCAATTGGATTAAAGAACAAATTGGGTGTTGAGCTTCCTAATACCATTGATTCTATTTTTGGAAATATTGGTAATATTGATGCCCGCGCTAAGGTTGGTCAGGTTAGGGCCAATAAAACATTTTCCCGCGCTGGCATGGGGGTAACTGGTAATGAGAGCGGATTGACATCCCCTGATACTCCCCAGCTTACCGATCAGGCCTTAGCCGCCCAGATTAAGATGACGCCGTATCAACAGGCTCTCGAAAACGAAGTCCTCGGAATGCAGAATGTATATTCCCCTTCTGGTGGGTATCGCGAATTTCCTCAGCTTCGTGACTTCTTTAAAAACTATCAGCAAAACGATGGTTCTAATTCGGGCACGACCGCAAATTCTGCACAAACTCAGAATGTGATTCAACCGGCTGACCCGATCAGCAAGGCTCGGGCTGCTATCGCCTCCGGGGCGGATGCTGCTGCCGTGCGCCAGCGGTTACAACAGGCCGGTATCGACCCCAGCGGACTCTAATGTATGGCCGATGTAAATTTTGACGATCTGATTCCGAAAGGTAAGGGGCAACAGTCCTCTACTGGCGACGTGTCGTTTGACGATTTAATTCCGAAACAACAGGATAAGTCTTTTTGGGCTGGGAGTTACACTCCCGTAGTCCACGGCGCAGTTCGCGGGCTGGCATCCATCCCAGGACTTCCTGGGGACATTGCTGCCAGCGCGTTAGGGCACGGTGAAGACCTTGTGGATCACCCTGAAAATATCGCCACTACCCCCGCCGCCCTACCTAGTGTTTTCATGGGTCTTGCTTCCAAGGCCGGAAGAGGTATTTCTGATTTGGTATTTAACGGAAAATCGCAGCCTCCAAAATTCGGAGACGTTACTAACGGGATCATGCAGTCAACCCGAGATTTGGGCGTGATTCCTTCCGATCCTAATTACACTCCGTCTAGCACAGGAGGGAAATTCGTTGATAATCTAATTTCCACAGTTCCCCAACTCCTCGTCAATCCCGCAGGGGCCACGGCTGGCGGTATCGGTGGAGCGGTTCGAGCTATTGCGCCTCTTGTTGGCGGTGCTGCTGGGCAGACTGCCGCTGAAGAGATTGCGCCCAACAACCCAATAGCTTCAGGTCTTGCCACGCTTGCCGGTGGAGTTGGCGGCGGTCTGGCTGCAAACAGCAACCAGATCGCTAAGGGTCTAATTAGAGGTGGCACCAGTGCCGCTGAGGTTCAGCAGAATATCGATGACTTTTCGAAGGTTGGGGCTACCCCTACCGTCGCTCAGGCCATTCAGAAGCCCGCTGCTCCTGGGGGCAACCCTCAGCCTAATTTCGTGGCTCAGGGGATTGAGACGGCGGCGTCAAATTATCCCGGAGGGGCCGGAGTAATGGGTAAGAAGGCTGCTGACCTTCAGCAGGGCGTTGGAACCACTATGGGCAAAATGGCCGATGATCTTGCTCCTGGCTCCGATCCGATTACGGCTGGTAGGGCAATCCAGAAGGGAGTAGCTGAGGGATTCACGCCAGACAAGCGAGCCCAGGAGGGGAAGCTGTGGGATGAATACTTCAATGCAATTCCAAGCAATACAAGGGTTAAAGTTAACCCGTTCGTTGACGCCCTGGAGGAAATGGCCGGGGGGTCTACCCAAGCGAAGAATACCAGGGCCGCTATTGGGGGTGACGTAGATCAGCGTTTGAATGATATTCTTGTCGCAGTCAGGAAGGACATGGGGGAAGACGGCTCCCTATCAATTGGTGCCATTAAGGACATACGAACCAGACTCGGTAAGAAGATCGATGGAATGAGCGGCCCTAGTGCCGATGCAGAGCTTCGCGGTGCCTATAAGAATCTTTATGGCAAGCTTACTGATAGCCTAGAGGCAGGTTCGATGGACTACGGAGACGGAGCGGCACAAGCT